TTGGAAACTATGTTTAGAAGGGATGACGCTTATAGTAATATTGAACCAAAGGATTGGGATACGATAAAACAATATGTTGAATTTTTAAGAAAATCAGGAATTGTCAATATGTTCCAAGCGGCATCTTTTTTATATGCACCATTAGAGTGGATTATGGACCAAGCTAAATGGGATGATATGGACGAATACTCTGAAGCGGCATTTGAAAGTTTGGTTGAACTACAACCAAAAATTCAAAGCATTATGGTAAATGCAACAATGAAATCAATGGGTGACGATGAATTTGACCTTTCAAAAATCAACAACAAGTTAAAAAGAATTGCGACTCATGTTATTGAAGATTTGTTTGAAAACTGGTCATAAAGTTTTCTTGTAATCTTCCCATAAAAATCCATCACGGTCTTTTTCTGATAAATGCGGGTTGTCCGTATAATTTTTAACAAAATCATCAAATTTTTCAACACTACTATACAACATAGATTTTTCATGTTGTGGTGAGTAAGGTGAGTCCACAAAATATTGAATAACAGTATTTGGTTCCATTGTAATTAAACCATTTGCATAACCTCTCGGTACCATTACCGCATGGTCTTTATCCACCTCAAATATCAAAGATGTCCCAAAGTCCCAATGTGTTTTATCAATACACATTACAAACTGAAAAATTTTACCTGAAACAACTTTTAAGTATTTTGATTGTTCAAATGGTTCTAACTGAAAATGGAGTCCTCTAATTGTGTGAATTAAAGGACTAATGCTTGTATTAACTTGGACCCAGTGTTTATCTAAACGTTGGTCGTGTTTCATATGAAGTGGTGATGGGCAAAAATTACCCCTATCATCACCAAAAGTTTTGTGTTCAGTAATAAAAGGAAATTCCATGATTAATTTGATAAGGGTGCTTTAATTGATGGGTGTGATTGATACTCTATATTTTAATGTATTTGTATTATCCATTATTCCCCACACAACTGATAATTCTTCTGAATTTATAATGGTTGGTGTTATCAAATATCCTTCCATTTTATCCAAACTTTGTTTAACTTCAAAAACTAAATCCGAAGGGATTTTTGTTTCAATTTCCGATTTTTCGAATGTTTCAGGATTATAATAATCCGCCTTGTAATTTTCCATAATTTTAATTTTAATCTTTGTATTTGTAATTGTCAAATTTTTTGTTTTTACTTTTAACTCTCCATCTAATAGTCACCATAGGTATGTTAAGTATTTTAGATGCTTCACCAGCAGACCTATATTCCACATTATCAATTATTATAGGAAGATTCTGTTCTCCATTGTAGGTTCCTTTTCTTTTCTCACTTAATATTTTTTTAGTTTCTTCCGAATGTTGTTTACCAAAAAATGGGTTATTTACACCTGTTTTATCTCTACAATTTACACAACTATTATTAATCGGAGATATTTTAACTCCGCATTCACAATATTTGAAACTTGTTCCACCCTTCCAATTTGGGTTAGTTTCCATCGGTTGGGAATGTTTTTCTTTTTTTTCGTCATTAGTCATTAGGTTATACCTTCTTTTAACCGACTCGGTCATTTTTTTAACTATCTTACCCTTATTAGGGTTTTTTGTTAAATTATCACCGCCACTTGATTTAATCCCTATGTTATACTCAGGTTGCAAATCCAAATATTTTTGTTCTGTTTCAAGAAGAACATTTATGTCACATTCTTCAACAATCTCAAATATAAAATTGTTTTCACCATATTTATCCCACGCTCTTTGTAATACACAATTTATGTGAATATTATTTTTTAATTCTCTTTTATGTCTATCAAATCTTTTTTCAATTTGTTTAGATGAACCATAATAACATTTACCATTAACCAAATTTTTAATTCTATATATTCCAATCATAGGATTACCTTTTAATATAAATATCTGTAAAATGTGAAAAGTTAAAAGGTAGTCCTAAAAATTAATTAGAAAGTGGAAAATAAATCTTAGGATGTGATTGATAGTTTTCCAAAATAACGTCATTTACAGATAAACAGTGGATTCCGTCTCTAACATGCACTGTTGGCAATTCAAATGGTTCTCTACCAATTTGTTCTTTAACACCCTCCATTTGGTTCAAATAAATGTGACAATCTCCCAAACTACCAATTAGTTCGTCTGGTATCATATTAACTTCATCCGCAATCATCATTAAAAGAAGTCCATATGATGAAATATTCATTGGAATTCCAAGCGGAACGTCACACGAACGTTGATTCCACATTAAAGAGATTGCTCTGGTTGGTAACCGTAATTTATCAGCCCATTCTTCGGTTAAAATTCCATCAATATTTATCTTATAACCATATGCTTCTCTTTCTTCCCAACTCAACTCTCTTGTATAAACTTGAAATCCATAATGACAGGGTGGAAGAACCATTTGGTCTAATTCACCTACATTCCAGGCATTAACCATCATTCGTCTTGAGTCTGGATTTGTTTTAAGTTCGTTGATTAGGTTTGCGATTTGGTCTATACCTGTTGTTGTAATATCGTAAACGCCATCCCCAGTTTCATTTGGTATTTGTTTGAAATCTTTACCCCATTGTCTCCACTGTTTACCGTAGATTGGACCTAATTCTCCCCACGTCTTAGCAAACTCATCATCTGTTTTGATTTTGTTGATAAATTCTTCTTGAGTTAGGGTATCGTTTAATATTTTAATAGTATCATCACCCTCAATGTTTATTCTACCTTTATCTGTTATAAGAACATTTCTATTAACATTATGTTGGGCTATGATTTCTGCACTAACTCCATTTGATAATACAATAGTACAACCTATTAAATTATCCTTATGTTTTTTCAAATAATTCTTATAAGCATCGCCATCCCATATATGACAATCATTATCAACCAAAAACTTAATATTGGTATCACCACGTAAAAACCATAACAACTCGGTTACCATAGTTTTCCAAGCCATCTTCTTGGTTGTAAGAACAGGAAATCCATCTTGCATATTATGACGAATGGTATAACCAAAAATACTTTTGGTTCCTGTACCTGTTCGGTCTTTCTTTTCAACTCCGTAATCTAAAATAGTTTGGAGTAATTCTTGGTATTGTTTGTCTAGTTTGTTCATTGTTTTAATCTTGTTTTGTTCCTAAAGCCCATACTGAATTTGGAAATAATTCTTGTCGTAATTTTAATATAATATCTCTGTGCTCTTGGAATTCATCATCCATAACAGATTTGTGTCCATTTAAAACCGCTTTGGTTATTTCATAATCCAATTTAGAAATTAATGCAGATTTTTCATTATTACTCATGTTTTCAATATCAATCTTGTTCATTTAATACAATCTCCTCTTCATATTGTCTTTTTAATTCAATGTATGCCAATTCGGCACATTCAACCGTGTTTAAATCAGGGTGTTTTTTTCTACATTCATTAACTTTACCATGCATTTCATTGTACTTACCAATCTCATGCGATAAGTGATACAACTCTTCAATCCATTCTTCGTTTGTCATATAAACCAATTGTCTTTTTTATCGTTTCTTATAAACCGCATGATTATCGGTCCTGGTATTAAACATAAGAAAAAAATAATAACTTTGTCCACTATTTTTCTCATTCTGCTAAACTTTTATTGCTAAATTCTTTTATACCCGTTACTTCATAAAGGATTTCTTTTTCAATGTATTTTGGTAATGAATATTTTTCATTAATATCACCAAGTTCAATCTCCATGATGACAATATTCAAACCTTCATATTTGTCAATTTCCAATTTATGACTTTTATGTTTTACAACAGTTCGGGTCTTTTTAATATGAAGTGAATTTGCTAAATCAAGTTGTTGAAACTCTTCTGGCGTTAAAGTTGTTTCTTCCTCAGTGTTAATACCTTTGGATATATTTGTTTTTTTGGTTTTAAAAATATGAATTTCACCAGTTGGAATTTCAACTTGATATCTATATCTAAAACCATCCGCATGATACCATTGGTCAATTTGGTAAACCGTATTGATTTTGGCGAGACGTGGGAATCTCTTTAATAAAAATTTACGTTCAATTTCCTGAAATGTTATCATATCGTTTATTTTTTTTTTAGTCCATGTCTTTTTCTTGGGAACCATTGGTTGTTGGAGCAATCAATCCCGATTTAATACAATCTTTCATACCTTCTTCAAGGTCTTTAATTTTTCGATACATTGGTACGTACCACTCAAAATAAGCGATTATCATTCCAATCCAAATTCCAAATAATATATATGCCGTTATCATAATGTTTTACAAAGATAAACAAAAAACCCGAGACTTTCACATCTCGGGTTAATTTTTTTTAATTATAATTTCTTCCATTCCGGTTTCAATACGTTCCATATCAATTTGTCATAAGGTTTTCCATCCCACATGGCGAACATAACCGCTCTGTAAGGTGGATGTCCATGATTCATAACATGTTCTGCGAACTGTTTTTTGGTAGGCTCAATTTCTCTATCACTATATTTTCCATATCGGAAGTAATGGTGTGATTTTCCACAATCTTCAGATACTCGGTAAAAACCATACTTTAACAAATCTGCATAATCTTTTACTTTCTTATAGAATTCATCAGGTACGTCTTTTAAGAACTCATTGATGTCACCACCATTGGATAACAATTCCCAAACACCAGTGGTAGATACATTTGTCATTATCTTATGAAGTCGTAGATATTCCTCGCCCTTGATTTTCATTCGGTCTCCGTTAGAAAAACGAACAACAAATCCTTCAGAGTTTTGCTCAACTTTACCTTTTAATTCGGAATAATCCCGAACTCCATCGTATTTTTTGACAACATCAAATCCTAAAAACAATTCATCGTATGTAAGTTCTTCACCAGTATCGGTATTGATGATACCTAATAATACCAATTTTTCTTGACCATCATAATTAACAACTATTCTATTTTCAGGGTAGATTATTTCAAACAAATAAGTGAACCCTTCAACTATGATGTCTTGGTAATTGTACTTTTGAGCAAACTCAGTCATCCACTTTGATTGGTCAGATGTAAATGAACCACGAGTGGCACACACCATTTCACCATTGTATTTGAACATGATTCCCAATGAACCATCCATCTTATCAAATACCTCAAAGTCAGATGTTGGTGTGTGTTTGTTTTCTTCTAAGTTGAAGAACTTTTTAAATGGTCTTGCAACTACATTACCTTCAGTACCAGTTACTAAACCACGGCACAGCAAAGTTACATCATCCCACTTTTCACCGTATTGGACAGCAGGAGTGTAATTCCATATTGTTAACGGTAATGTAGGGTGTGTCTGTTTATACAACAGACCATCATTGTGATATTTGTTTAATTTAGGTAACACAATACAAAGATAATGAAATTATTTGATAATATGAAATTTCATGTCATGAATTACTTTCATTCCAATTTTTTTGTGACCTTCAGGGTTCATGTGACACAATTCGTCCCAACATCCAGTTCTATCTATTACACGAGTATCCACAACTGTTGCACCTGATATTGAATCCATTAATATTTTTTGAAACTGAGCATATCTTGGTCCATATGCAGGATTTGAAGTTCTTGTACATTTAACTGGGTCAAACCCTGTTAATACAACACAATGAATATTATATGTGTGACATAAATCAACAATTTGTTGAATATTGGAAACAGCTCTTTTTGGTGTAATAGATTTTGTGAACATATCATTGGCACCACCATAGATAAAACAATAGTCAATTCCTTTATGTAACGACGTTTTAGCCATTTCAAGCATCCAACCTGTTGTCTTACCTGAAACTGATAAATTATTCATTCTTAGACCTGTTTTTTTACAAACAACAACTTGCCATCCTGAGTTATGATTTGATGTGTGTGAATCACCAATAAAAGTCGCATATTTTCC